TGGAAGCGTGCCAGGAGCGCAGCCTGAGCGTGATACTGTGCGATCTGCCAAACATCGGCAAGACCTTCACCGCACGCTGGTACGTGCATGAGCACCGGAACGCCGTGTATGTGGACTGCTCGCAGGTAAAGACGAAGCGTGCCCTGGTGAAGAAGATCGCCAAGGAGTTCGGCGTGGGCGCAACAGGCAAGTACCAGGACACCTACGAAGACCTGGTGTATTACCTGCGCTCGATGGAACGCCCGCTGGTGGTGCTTGACGAGGCAGGCGACCTGCAGTACGAAGCCTTCCTTGAGTTGAAAGCCCTGTGGAACGCCACGGAAATGTGCTGTGGCTGGTACATGATGGGAGCTGACGGCCTGCGTGCGAAGATAGACCGCATGGTGGAGTGCCAGAAGGTGGGCTATGCCGAGATATTCTCACGGTATGGCGGCAAGTACAGCAAGGTTACGCCCGACCAGGCGGAAGACCGCAAGACATTCCTGCTGGAGCAGGCCCGCGTGGTGGCGACGGTGAACGCCCCTAAGGGCATGGACATCGGCCAGATCGTGCGCAAGAGCGGTGGCGGATTGAGGCGAGTATATACGGAAATTGAGAAACTGAAGAAAGGGGTATAATGGCAAAGCGAGCGTACAGTCCGAAGGAGATTGCGGAGAAGACCTACAAGACGCTGCCGTGGGGTGGTCGTTGGGCAGAGTGCTTCGGCCTGCCCGAGGAGAACTCCACCTGGTTCATCAGCGGCTCGAGCACAGCCGGCAAGAGCAGTTTCGTGATGCAGCTGGCGCGTGAGCTGACCCATTACGGGCAGGTACTCTACCTAAGCTATGAGGAGGGCGTGAGCCAAAGTTTCCAGGATAGGATAAAACTCTTCGAGATGGAGAAGTGCCAGGGCTGGTTTCGTGTGGTAACTGAGGATACGATAGAAGACCTGACGGCAAGGCTGAAGAAGCGGCACTCGGCGAAGTTCATCATCGTGGACAGCTACCAGGAGAGCGGCTGGGAATGGCCGGAGACGAAGAAGCTGATAGAGGCTTTTCCAAGAAAGAGTTTCATCTTCATCAGCATGGAAGCTAAGGGAGAGCCACTGGGCAAGCCTGCGCTCCGGCTCCGCTACAAGGCGGGTGTGAAAGTGCGGGTCGTGGGGTTCAGGGCATACTGCCAGGGGCGCTTCAATCCCGATGCGGGTAACAGCTACGTGGTTTGGGAAGAAGGTATTTTAAGGACATCAAATAAAGTGTAATTCAATGAGCAAGGAAAGACGAATGATTGAGATTACGCCGGGACAGATAAGCCCGGGCGGGCGTATGACGGAGCGCATGGAGAGCCGGGGGCACACGTGCCCCTACTGCCAAGGCAACGGCTACCACTGGCAGGAGGACGAGTGGCAGGAACGCTACAAGCAGGAGTGCCCGATATGCAAGGGCAGCGGCAGGCTCGACGCCGTGGTGACCGTCGAGTGGAGTGCTGGGAAATGAAGTGATAGCATGACCGCCATGCTATGGCGATCCACAAAAACACATCAAGAGATATGGGACAGTTGAAATATTATTCGTTGATGCCGAACGACAAGCCCTTGTGGCTGCTGAAACTGCAGTTGGCTATCAGCCAGGTGTACGAGCTTCGTGGCATGGAAGACACTCGGGAAGAGTGGCATCTGTTGCAGGACTTCGTGGACTCGATTATCTTGGAGCTGTACAACCGTCGGGACGTCACTATAAGGAGTGAGATAAAAAGTGCCCTGGTCCAAGAAGAAGGAAAGACGGTGCTTCATGTCAAGCGCAACAAGAACGTGGTACAAACTTATTTTTTTAATTCATAATGACTATGAGCAACTTTTTAGACGAGATCAAGAAGCGATTACAGGTGTGGCACGAGCATCGTGCAGAACGCATCGAGGCAGAGCGTCAGGCACAGCTTGACGCCGAGGCGCGCGAACGCGTGCAGGTGATGGAATACAACGGCGACCTGTATGTCAGCATGAACGGCGTGCCGCTGCTTGCGGTGTGCGACCTGAACGAGACGTTGCCTGAGGCGGTGGCCCACGCCAGGCAGAACTACAAAGACTGGAAGGAGGAAAAACTATGGGAGCGGAGAGGAACTACGCGCGTTTCTACGCTTTATTAAAGCGGCTGCCGGGCGCAGACAAGGAAACGCTGGTATATCAGTACACCAACGGCCGGACTACGCACCTGCACGAAACCACCCTCCGGGAGTATGACACGATGTGCAACGACATGGAGCGTGTGGCTGGCTACGATGAGCGCATGGAGGCCGTCCGGAAGGAACTCAGGCGGAGGCGGAGCGTGTGCCTGAAGCTGATGCAGCAGCTCGGTGTAGATACCACGGACTGGACACGGGTGGATGACTTCTGCCGAAACCCGCGTCTTGCCGGAAAGCCCTTCAGGAACATAGACACCGAGGAACTCGAAGACCTCGCCGTGAAGCTGCGGGCCATCAAGCGCAAGGGAGGTTTGAAAGCCCACCCCCGACCCCTCCCGAGGGAGGGGAGAAGCGGAGAGATCCGCCCCGGGAGTGGAGTCGCAATAGTATTTCCAATAAGTAATATAGCAGAAAGTTGAGAAGTATGACACCAAGAGAATTTGTTAAGCGTGCGATGGAGAACATCCGGGAACTCGGCAAGGACATGAGCAATGAGGATTACAGCAACAGCCTTGAGCAACTTGCCTACGAACTTGAAACCGAACGGCAGGAAGTGAACTGGCAGCTATTGACCAGCGAAAATAAATTTGTTTAAACAACTCATAAAAAAGAAAAGACTATGGCAACAAGAAAAAAGAAAGTAATCATTACCGGCGTGAGCAGAGAAGCCGCCGACGAAGCGTTTGCAACCTACGCCAAGAGCGACGCGCAGTTGCAGAAAATCAATGCGGACATCGAATTACAGTGCGCCAAGTACCGCGAGAAGTATGCCGACAGGATCGCCACGCTCTCGGATGAGCGCGAGCAGGCTTTTGAAACCCTGCAGGCCTTTGCCACGGAGAACCAGGCGGAGCTCTTTGCCAAGAAGAAGAGCCTGGAGATGGCTCACGGCGTGATAGGCTTCCGCACGGGCACGCCGAAGCTGAAGACGCTGAAAGGCTTCACCTGGGCGAGTGCGCTGCAACTTGTGAAGCGCTTCCTGCCGGGCTACATCCGCCAGACGGAGGAGATCGCCAAAGACAAGCTGCTTGCCGACCGCGATGGCAAGGTAGTCATGGAGGTGTCTGACTCTGCGACGGCAGTGGAAGTGCCCATGAGCGATGTGATGATCGAGTGCGGCATACAGGTGGCCCAGGACGAGGCCTTCTACGTTGAACCCAAGCGAGAGGAGGCCGGCTTATGAAAAAAGAGATGACCAGACCGCCCAAGATAGCCATCTGCCGCCGATGTGGCGGCAGGGGTTACATCATCGGCAAGGAAACCGACCATGAGCCTGTGCTGTGCAGCCAGTGTCTGGGCAGCGGACGCGTGACAGTGAGTGCCGAGATAGTGTATGATATAAGACCCTATAAACCCAAGGAATAACAACAACAATGATAAAGCGACGCGGAGTAAGTTATCAGAAACGTGTAGAGGAAATCAACAGGATATACGACCAGCATGCCCGAAGCGGCATCTCAAACCGCGAGATATGGCGGCGGTACGTGTATCCTGTATATGCCATCACCGAACGTACCTTTTACAATATACTCAACGCGAGCGCGGAGAGCAAGAACAAGATAGCTGACGACACCCGTCAGCTATTGCTCTTTGATTTCACGGACAACAATGGAAAATGATTTGCAGACTGTAATAGCCCGAATACTGAAAGACATCCGGGTAGACCTTACGGACGAGTTCGACAGGAATTTCGAGCGGCAGGGCTTCTTCTCACAGAAGTGGGCAAGGCGCAAGAGCCCGCTGCGCCCTGGCGGCTCCATACTGATTGACACCGGAGGGCTTCGTCGCAGCATACAGAGCAAGAGTACGGAGAGCAGCATCACGTTCTTCTCCTCGCACCCTGCGGCAGACATTCACAATGAGGGCGGTGAAATCAAGGTAACCCGTAAGATGAAAGCATACTTCTGGCACAAGTATTACCAGGCGACCGGTTCGTTCGGACGCAAGAAGAACGGAGAACGAAGACAGGACAAACGCACGGTGCAGCTGAGCACCGAGGCTGAGTTCTGGAAGCTGCTTGCCCTGATGAAGGTCGGCAGCACGATTAAGATACCCAAGCGGCAGTTTATCGGTGCTGCGCCCGAAGTGGAGAAGGCCGTGACCGAAATCATCGAGGAGAACCTGACCGAATATTTTGACAACTTTGACATCAAGCAGAAATGAGAAAGGAACTATACAACGCCATCAAGGCTAAGCTGACGGCAGAGGTGCCCGAAGTGGCGCACGTGGATTTGTGGAACCACAACGTGGAGTTCATCGAGCAGGAGGAGGGCTGGGCACGCCCTGCGGTGTTCGTTGAGATTGGCTCCATCACCTGCGCGTCGTTCCAAGGCAGGGGGCACCGCGGCAAGGGACTGGTGCGCCTACACATCGTTACCGACTGGACCGAGGGCGGGCAGGACGCTGCCTGGGACCTGTGCGGCAAGATCCAGTCTGCCCTCGAGGGGCTGGGCGGTGAGTATTTTGGCGGCATAACGCTCGTCGCCATAGACACCAACCACAACCACGAGGACATCCTGGAGAGCATAGACAGCTACGAGGTGCGCTACCTGCTGGCTGAATAAACGCCCCGTGTCGTAACAGCGAAGCCCCGACGGACAATCTGCCGCCGGGGCTTTTTCGTGCGCACAGGCGCAAGGCAAACAACGTCAGGACCACACGCGAGGGTGCTTGAACTCTATCCAGATGCCGTTATATACCACATCGTTGATTGTCACGACCAGGTCTCGGAAGTAGACCAGCTCCATGGCATCCATCTCCGATTGAACCGGCAGCATGTCAGTAACATAAGTGCCCTTATCGATCAGGAAACAGGTCTTGCCCTCACGACTGACCTTCTGGTAGGTCCCGTTTACCAGTTCGGTGGTGGTGTAGTGACTCTTTCCGGGAATCAGGTAAACCTTGTTGCCGTTGTTCTTGCCACGCTTTATCTTTATCGTATGCCCATCATCATACTCGAACATTTCCGGCATGTTGCAGTTGACGTCATACGTCCGGTCCTGAAATTCCACCTCCGTCCCGTTCTCCATTGCCTTGGCTCTCCAGAAGTGCAGTGTGGTGACATACAGCGCCCCGGTGGTGGGCTTGATGTTCTCCGTCACGGCTGTGGGTGCAGTGGTCTGTGTATAATACTTGTACCCGATTATTTGTGTGCGATAGGCCAGGCGCGACACACACCCTCCCCCGATGTCAATGGCAATGTTCTCGCTCGCTCCACGTGCGCCCACGATCATGGCGTAATTCGCCCCCAGGTTCCACCAGTCGGTCGTGTCGTAGTTTTCGAAACGCGCAACGGCTCTCACGCTGCTTGAGGCCGTCCGCACGTTGCCCCCGATGCCCGCAAAGCAATCGTGCGTGTCATTGCGGAAGACGATGCTCGCATCGTTGGTGAACTTTCCGTCATCATCCATGTTTGTGAGGTTGTTTCCGTCGATGCGGAACCCGCCTATCATACCGCTGGTGGCCGTCACCGTTCCGCTGATGGTGGCATCCTGGGCATACATGTTGCCGTATCGGTCTATCTTGAAGTTGCCGTTCGCTGAGATGGCTCCCTCCAGTTCTATCTGGTCGGCCTTCATCCTGATGCCGCTCTCCACATAGCCGTTATCGTCCTTTCTGACGAATGTGCCGACAATGGCCGAGGCAATCTTGTCGCCGTTGCTGCTGATGTATTCCGAGAACATCTCCGCCGCCGTGCTTGTTGTGACAAAACCACTCGTGGCCTTGTTCCTGACAGTCCCTGTCACGGGGTCATACTCCACATGCTCGGAGAACAGCCTGGCCATGTCCGACCGGGTAATCAGTCCGCTGGCGTCCACCGAGTCAGTCCCGGCCCCGCCGAACACGATGGCCCGCAACTGGTCGCCCAGGTTCTCCGAGATTGCAGTCGTCCCTTCTCGCAGCAGTTCCCAAGCCTCGCCGTTCCACATGAGCACCTCGACGTTGCCCTCCACCGTCTGCTGCCTGAAACTGTCATAGAAAGCCACGTTACGCAGCGCCAAGTCCCACTTTCCCGGACTTGATGGCAATGCTCCGTTGCGCCCTACATAAGTCATCGAGATGGTACGTGTGCCCAGCACCGTGGCAAGCCCCGCCAGCATGGTCGTGAGTTCTGCGTTGGCGGTGGCAGCCCAGTTGCCGTCCTGATAGAGCGCGCATGAGCCCTCAGCCCATCTCACGTCGCCCTCCACAGGCACCCCGGGTGTCGCTCCGAAATACACATGCACAGTGCCGCTGGCCTGAACCAGTGCTTTCTCCAGTTTCCACAGCTTCTCGGCCAGCGCGACCAACTGCACCCGTGGGTCGGCAATGGCGGTGAGCTCGCCCAGGTCCTGCCAGTCTGCGGCATTGAAATCCTCCTCGGCTTGGCGGCTATATATGCAGGTCATCACATTTTGTCCGCCGGTTCTTATCCACAGGTCGCCCACCTTGTATGGCGGTGTGGGCTCATCGTAGACAAACACGCTGACCTTCGAGGCCGAAATGGCCGTGAGCAGTGCCGTCCGCTCTTTGTAGAATGCTGCCCACTTGTTGATCCATGCCGTGGGGTCGATGTCCGATGTCAAACTTATATGGTCGCTGTCGATCAGCGTCGGTGTTCCTCCTGTCCAGGTGCCCTCACATAGCATGTCGGCCACTGCCTTGAATGCGCTGTCATACCCATCCCGGCTCACCCTTGCATTGTCTGCCTGCGCCTGCAGGCTGGTGCGCTCGGCAAGTATGTTCTCCCACTCTCTGAGCAGGGTGAGTTTCTCGCTTGGCGTGAGCTTGCTGTCTTCGCCGAGATTGTCCATGCGCAGCTTGTCGGCGGCTGCCACTGCCTGGATCAGTATGGCCTGTGCATCGTAATAGTTTGTCCATGCTTGGCGGTAGCCGTCGGGGCTGCCGATGGTGGTGTCGGCCGTGAGGTCTTGCAGCCACGAGGGCGTCCCCGGCGCATCCATGTCGTATGTCACACCGTTGTTGAGCAGCGTCCCCAGTGCCCCCAGCGCCTCCCTGTAGCCGTTCCATGAGGCACCGAGGCTGCTGCCGTAGTCGGCCTGCAGGTATGCCTTTATGGCCTTGCCTTGCTGCCGGTAGTCGCTCACGGCACGCAGCCAGTCGGCCAGCACCCGGCTCTTCTCAGCCCCTGCACTCAGCACGCCGTCGCTGGCCACGTCGGCAATCTTTTCAAGGGCTGCTATGGTGTCCTGGTCGGTCACCTCCTCCCAGTAGTACACGCCGCCAACCTCCACCCACCGCCATGTGCGGCCGCCTTGGCTGGCCGCCTGTCGCGAGGTGTCGTAGAATATATCCTGCACGTGCAGCGCTTTTTGCGCTGTCGTGGTCCAGTCGCTGGCAGGCAGGTTGCTTCCCGTGGGGTTGTCCTTGGTGGGCAGCGGTGCGTGGCCGTACATCCAGATATCCATCTTCTGGTCGGCCTGTGCCGACACGTTGTCAAGCCGCTGCCGCAGGTCGTTTATCATGTCATCCACGCTTACCCCGTCGCTGCCGCCTGCCGTAGAATACAGCTTGCCGCGGATGATGTTGCCCTCGGGCGAGAGCTGCAGCGTGATGTGGTCAAGACTGTAGTAGGGGTAGCTGCCGCCTATGCCGGTGTAGATGAGTATGGCCGGCACCCCTTGCGTGCGGATATACACCACTCCCTGTCTGCTTGCATCCGTGCGGTTGCCCAGCTGCACGATCTTGTCGCCCCGCTCGGGCACACTGTCGCCGGAGCAGTCGGTCTTGCTGAGGCAAACGTAGGCAAACCGCGTGTTGTCTGCCGTGCCGTCAGCATTGAGCCTGCCGGCGATCGGCTCCTCGCCCGTGGCCGTGACGAGCCGCCAGTAGTTCTTGGTCTTGGCCGCCATGGTCACCCCGTCCCTACAGTCAAAGGTCTGGCATCGCGCCTGGTCGTTTACCACCCAGTGATTCTCGGTGGCCGTGGTGCCGTCGTTGCTCATCAGGTAGCACTTCCAGCCGTCGCCCTCGTCCACCACCTCCAGGATGGTCGACCCCGCGCCGCTGAAGATATAATCTCCACCGAGATAGGATATCTCGCGGATGTCGAGCTTGAAGAAGTAGGCTGCCATGCGCACCAGCAGATGGTCCACCTCCAGGCGGCTCTTGCCGTCGGGCTGCATCACCAGCTCGAAGCCCGAGCCGAGCAGGTTGTTCTCGTTGCCGCCGTCTTTATAGTGCCTGCTGCGCAGACCCTTGAGAAAGGTGACCAGCTCGCGGGCTGTGTCCTCCACATCCTTGCGCAGCAGCTTCTCCCACACCTCACTGGCCTCCGTGAGCGTCTCGGCCCTGCCGGCGGTATCGGCATAGGTGGCCCGGTCGGCTGTGCCCGCATGCTCGGCATAGGTGGCACGGTCGGCAAGGTCAGCCTTTTCGGCCGTGCCCGCCGTCCTGGCATAGCGTGCGGTGTCAGCCTGCTGGGTCGTAGTGACGTAGGTGCGGCTCGTGCCTCCGCTACTCGCAACAGAAGTGCTGCCTTTCGGCTTCGGCATCATCTTTACATCAATCAGTTCTGCCATATTACAGTTTGCTTTTGATCAGTTTTAAAAAAAAAATGTCTTGTAAATTTTGATTATTGAAACACATTGCTTATATTTGCAGCGATGATTCCGTAGCTGATGACTACCGATTCGTCGCATACGGGCAGTAACTTCTACGTTATTGCCTGTTTTTTTTATACAGCAGTCTCGTTTTCTCACCTTCGACAACCCACACTTCCTCTATATCTTTTCCTTGCTTGATATGACCGTAAATACTCCTTATCATATAACCGTCAGTCAGTTCGGGACGGTCGATGATGATTCGGTTGGACTGTTTCAATCCATGTGTGAGCATGTTGCGGAACGCCCTTTTGGGATTGTCGGATGTGAATCCCTCGTGTTCGTACCATTTGCCGTCGATGAGCAGGTCGGGGCACTTGCCTTCGTACTTGGTCCCCATGAGCGAGTGGTAGATGTTCTGGTAGACGAACTTCTGCGGCCGTGACATCTTTGACGTGAGCCTTGCCTCCTGTCCCTGCCTGGCAAAGTAGTCGGCAACCTGCATCAGCTTGCCATAGTCGCTGTCGGCCGCGCTGACCAGCTGATGCACCAGTACCTTGCCTCCATCGGGATATTGCTTCTTGGTTTGGTACCGTTGGCTCTCGCACTGGCGGACAAGCCTGCACGCCGCGCACAGTTCGTTGTCGGGCACGAATGCGAGCGTGGTCCTGCCCTTGGCCAAGTCGCAGTCGTTGCACCGCTTGATGGTGTACTGGTTGTAGTCGGGTACTGTCTTCTGCTCCTTGCCGGGGTTAAAGCGGAACAGTCCCTTCTTGTCGCTCTGCAGGGCTTCCTCGCCCCGTGCCATTGCCTCGTCGTGTGGCGTTGTGGGGTACTTCGACTTGCGCACCTGCACTACGGTACAGCGGCATCCCCAGCCGTTGGGGGGATAGTACGACTCCCAGAACGAATCAGACATAGGAAGAGTAGTACCATTGAGTGCAGCGTGCTCCGGGCGCACCTTGTCATCGCCAGCCGTGCGGTACTGCAGGTTGTAGCGGTCGCCGTCCTCGGCAAACCCCTCCCACTTGGCAGCCATCTCCGCCGATGCCTGCACAAAGTTGTATTCGGTCCGGAGGTAGTTCCGGTTGTAAGTAGCATCGATTTTTTGAACGTCATTCAAAAAGCGTTCGAACGGCTTTCTGTTGCCGTTTTCATCTATGAGCGATGGGAACGCTTCATGCAGCTCGTGGAAAGTCTTGATCCCGGAGAAAATGTAGTTGGAACGTTCGAGCCTCCTGCGCATACCTTCGGACATCTCGACCTTTTTGAAAGAAGTATCCAAGACAGAGGCGTGGGTTTCGATAAACTCCTGCGCCTCGTCGGAGGCAAGGATGTTGATGTCGAGCGTAGCCCCCTGCTGGTTGAAGAGTGCCGACATCATGTCATTGAAAGCCTTGGTCAGTTTTGATTTGACGGTGTCCTCGGTGTCCTTGTCGAGCGTCAGCGCGTGGTGGCCAGAATGAAGAATATCCCTATATCGGCTGTGCAGCCCCACATAGTCAGTGGGGCTCAGTCGAAAAAAGGGTACACGTTTTTTTGCTTTTTTTTATCAGGACCTTTCTTGTCTTCAGTTCCTTTCCCTTTTTTACCTTCGGTGTTTCCCGGCTGCACTTGAGAATTGGAACGAGTTCCATTCTTCTCGTTTGCACGGGAATTGTCGTCCGGGTCTTCCTGCGGATCCATTATAGGCATATTGTTTCGGCGTTCGCCTACTGGCATGGAATACTTCTCCGCGAAATAGGCAGGGTCCACGTCGTAGCGGTCGGCCACCATTGTTTCGTATGCCACCTGCTGCTCCGGGGTGTAGTCGATGGAATCGTCCCAGTCGAAACGGAAGCCCTTGAGCGGGAAGCCGTGGGCGACCATTCGTGGTATGAGTTGGTTGTTGACAATATCGCGCAACATGTCGGCATCGTCCTCGACGAGGTTCTGGAACACCTGCAGGTGCGTCTGGCTCTGCGAGAGGCTGGAACCGTCCTCTATGGTCATGGTCTGCCCGATGATGAGCTTCGACAGCTCGGAGTTGGCGCGGTCCACGCGCTGGTTATAGACATTGTAGGCATCTCCGCGTGTGGATTCGATGAACTCCAGTTCCGTGTCAAGCGGCATGACGGCCGTCTGCGAGGCACCGGCCTCGATGAGCATACGGTTGAGCCGGTCTATCTCCTTGCTGTCGCGCGAGGCCGTCTTGGCAATGCGCATCGGCATTCCGAAAATCTCGCCGAAGGTGTCCCAGAAGGCAAGCATATTCTTCTTTGGAATGGTATGCTGCGCAGCCTTGAGGAACAGGCCGAGGTTGTCCGGCTGTCCTGCCTCTATGAGCCAGTCGGAGAACGGCGGCTGGTGGAAGTCGATGCCCGTATTCCAGTCATCGCCGACCTGTCTGACCACGCGTCCATACTCCGGAATGACGTGTTTGCGTGGTATGAGCCTCACGCTGTCATAGCAGCGCATGCCGTCGCCGTCTTGCACGATGTCGCCCAGCTCGATGAGCGAGTGCCCCCAATAGACAGAATCGAGCGCGAGCCGGCAGAGCTGCTTGAACCAGGCCTGGTCGAAGTAGTGCAACGCCTCGTCGCTCTCGTTGCCGGCAGCGTCCACGAGCTTGAACGATTTTGCCATGACAAAACCCTCACGCTGGCGAACGCAGCCGGAGAGGTGTCCGTCGGCATCCGCGTCGCGGTAGATGTCGTAGAGTCTCTGCCGGTTGGGGTTATCAACGTTGATGGCGAGCTGCCACGCCTTGCGCCAGTCGGCGATGTCCTTACGGGTGAGTGCGTCGGTGGTCTGCTGTAGGGCCATTACAACGTGCTTCACACGCTTGCGGTCATCCTCCTTGGCAAGATTGAAACTGCCGTAGGGAGTGTGGAGAACGTTGGTGTCCGAACGCCCGGACAGTTGGCTGAATAATCTTTTTATATCCATTACCAGTTATGTCTTAAAGGTTTCTGTGAATGAAATACCACTCCCATGCCTGACGGTTCCCCGGTCGCATCGACAGCAATGGGCAAGTCGGGAACTATCTTTCCCGCCTGCACGCCCTCAAGCCATTTCACCGCACGTTCATAGCGTTCCTTCCGGATCTCGCTGCCCATCTTTTGGGGCATAGCCGAAACCATGTGATAGAGGGCTATGTCGCAGGTGTACATGACTATGAGCTTGTTGCGCTGGTCGCCCTCGGCCGCGAACACAGCCTTACAGTCGTAAACAGGGCGGAGGTAGCTTGAGATTTCCTCCTGAGCCTCGCTCTCCGCATTGGCGCGGTTCTCTGCCGAGGTCTGCGATACTGTCTTCAGGGCTGCATCGCCGATGACCACCCTGTAATCTTCGTCTGTGATAAACATTGTGTCAATGCTTGTTAGGTTCTGTAGGTGCGGTAGGTGCGGTAGGGGGTGTCACGTAGAGTGCGCGGCGCTCGATGTCGGCCAGCTTGATGCCTTTCTTGAACCTGCGCTGACGGATGAGCTGGCGGATGTTCCGTTTGGGCACAACCTTGAGCTTGCCACCCATATTGAGCACATAATACTTCATTCCGAACAAAGCCGACAGTTTGTTGGCTTTGCGGACGGCCCGCTTGTATCGCCAAGCGAAAATGATGTCTTTTATCAGTTTTATCATATTAAAACAAATTTTGTATTACCATGAATTTTTGGCGGCCGGTCTTTTGCCGAACACCGGCCAGAAACTTTCCTGTCTTGCATTGCGCTGCAGAATCCATATAGCCCCCTCGTCCGCGTCCGGCGCATCGTCGTGAACACGGCTGCCACGTTCGAGTGCCAGTGTCTGCTCTATGCCCACCTGCATATCGGGTGAGTCCTTGAGCTTCTCATTATAGAAAACGAAGCCACGTTCCCACAGCGGGCTGACAGCCTCGATGCGTTGTATCTTCTCTGGCTTCTTCCGCTTGTCGGGCATGATGGGCAACTGGTATCCACGCAGGTTGCCTTCCACAGCGAACTCGTCCAGAATGACATCCTGCATGAAGTTCGCTTCCATAAAGAAGAGTATGGCCACTTTGTCCCTCGTCCGCTCGTAGAGGTCATAGAGCCACCGTACCATGCCCCCGACCGTGTCCTGCCGTACATAGCAGTCGATGAGGTGCAGTTCATTCCCTATCTTGCCCCACAGGCGGGAAGCCTTGTAGTCATTGGCCGTGGTAGACTTAAAGGAAGGGTCGGTATAGCATACGAGCATGTCATACTTACGGAGCGACGGCATGGGCTTGTAGCGGATCCATTCGGCCCGGAAGATGGTTCCGTCCACGATGGGGTTGTGCATCATCTCCTTCTCCCACGCCCGGTAGCCCACGAAGTCGCGGTACTCCTTTGCGTCCTCCTTCGTCCACTTCTCTTTCCATACCGGCTCACCGGTGTTGTCGACGGCCTGCACCTTTGAGACGAACACGCCACGCGTGGCTGCGATATTGGCCAGTACTGAGGTCTTTGATATAAGGTTACCCACCATGAGGAAACGCCCACGTCCCACATCGAGCGCACCGAAGAGCGCCTCCTTTACCCAGTCCGTGAGGTCGTGAACACGCTTCTCGTTACGGCAGAGCTCGTCGTCATCAAGGTCATCGATAACTATATAGTCGGGGCGTGCCTCACGCTCACGCAGTCCACGCGGCGACTGGCCGCGGCCAACGGCGAGGAACTTCACGCCGGAGGCAGTCTTGAACTCGCCTGATGTCCACAGTCCGAGGTTCTTCTGCTGTCCGAAGTCGGCAATGATGCGCTGGTTGTACTCCAGTTCCGCCTGAATGTCTCCGAGCAGCCGGTTCGCGCTGTCCTGCGACTTGCCCACCACTACCATAAAGTTGATGAGCCGTTTGGGACGGAGCATGAGCCATAAAGGCATAAAGATGTCAAAGTGCGTGGACTTGGCATGACCGCGCGGCCACATGAAGACAGCCTTGAGATTCGGGGTTTCCATGACCTTGCGTGCAGCCTGATTGTGGAACGGCGCGTTATGTACCGTTCGGACCACCTCGCCTGTTGTCTTGTCGCGCAGCGTGAGGAAATGAGGGAAGTAATACTCGCAAAAAGCGGCATAGTTGGATAGCAGTCTTTCCTTGCGCCTGTCTTTCTGGGCAGGTGTCTCGTTGGCAAGTGCCGTGGTGTCCGTAATGGACTGTATGCGCTTGCAATGTTCCTTCCACTGTTCGTATGCCAGTTTCTTTTCAGCTGCCGTTGCCATACGCTTTCTACTTTATCCCCATCTGCTCGGTGAGGTACATGTCCTGAAACTTGTTGATGGTCTTGATGAGCTCAGGGGTTACGGTCGGGTCGATGGTGGCACGGTACTCCAGCCATTTTGAAAACGCCATGAATACCTCTATCGCATCCACGACATTGGCCTTCTTGTCGAGCTTCTCGATGACGGAGGACAGTTTGGCGAGCTTGTCGCCGAGACCCGCTATGAGCGAGGGGTCTTCCGACTCGTTCACCTCGGTGATGAGTTTGTCGATGGTAAGCAACAGCTTGTTGACAAGCTCCGGTCGTGTCACGTTCTTTGCCGCCCTCGCCTCTTTCCACCCCTCCGCATTGCACCACTTGGAGATGGTTACGCGGGATACGTCCACTTTCTCCGCTATCTCATTCTGCTCCATTCCTGCGAGGTAGAGTGAGCGTGCCAGCGACTTTTTCTTTTCTGTTTCTGCTTTTGTCATAAATCTGTTTGTATGGTTTTACATGGCAGACGTTTTGAAACGTCTGCTTGGGGGGTTCGTTCCCACTGCAAAATTGCCTTATTTTATTGAAGTTTCAAAAAATCGCTGCAGTCGCTTCACAGACGCGTGCAGCGATTTCATACTTTTTTGGCAGTCAGCGATTTATCGTGTAATATTGCAGCGAAATTGAATGTAAAAACGCAAATGGGAAAGCGAGTAAGAATATCGAATGAAAGGCTGAACAGCTACGGGTTCCGGGTGTTGACTGGCGGCATGGACGTGGCTCAGTACAGCCGCAACCCCGTGTTGCTCTACATGCACCAGCGTGGCAATGTCATTGGTTATGTGAAAGACCTGAAGGTGGAGAACGAAGAGGTAACTGGTGAGCTGATGTTCGACGGTGCCACAGAACTGAGCAGCCGGTGCAAGAAACAGTTTGAGTTCGGCAGCCTGAGGATGGTGAGTGCCGGTCTGGAGATACTTGAAACGAGCGAGGACAAGGAAGTGCTCGTAGCCGGGCAGACACGCCCGACCATTACCAAGAGCAAGCTCTTCGAGGTCAGCGTTGCCGATGTAGGCGCCAACGATGATGCACTTGTGCTGCATAAAGACGGAAAAACGATAACCCTCGGCAGGGACGGTGACTGCGACCTGCCACTTTTGAACAATAATAACAAACATCAAAAAACAGAAGAAATGGAAAACAAGACCATTGCCCTGCAACTGGGGCTGCCGGAAACGGCAACGGACGCGGAGATCTCAGCAAAGCTCGCGGAGCTGTCTGCGCTGAAGGAACAGAACGAATCTCTGCTGAAAGAGAAGGAGAGCCTGACGTTGGTGAACATCACCAGTCTCGTCACGCAGGCTATCGCGGAAAAGCGACTTGAGGAGAAGGACAAGGACCAGTTCGTGGAACTCGGCAAGAAGATCGGCCAGGCGGAGCTGGAGAAGACCCTGAAGGCGATGCACCCTGCGGTGAAGCTGTCATCTGTATTAGGACATCAGGGTGGCGCTCCTGCCGGCGAGCAGAAGTACACGAAGTTGAGCGAGGTGCCGGCTGACCAGATTGCAACCCTACGTTCTGAAAGCCACGAGGAGTACAAGCGCCTGTACAAGGCCGAGTACGGCATTGAGTGTGAAATCTAAGTATAACAATAAAAATCTGAAAGCAATGACAAAATTGATTGCAATGTTTATGGCAGTGCTCTTTAACTGCCTCATGGGCGGCACCCTTGCCGCCGCTGCCGGTCTGTCGCCCATGACAGGCGCCATCGGCATGAATGTGCTTGCTGCCGTCATCGGGCAGGCTGCTCCAGCCGGTTGTCTCCGTGAAGGAGTCTATGCCGAGATATGGACAGGCGAGTTGGTTAAGGTGCTGCGCAGTGGTCTCGAAGGCTCATGGCTGGACGGTGTGCCTGACCAGAGTTCCATTGCCAACAATGACGTGATCCACCTTGTTGAGGTGGGTGTTGACCCTGACGTGCTGGTGAACAACACTACCTATCCGATTCCTCTACAGGCATTGGAAGACAAGGATATCGCCATCAAGCTGGACAAGTTCCAGACGAAGGTGACACCCATCACCGACGATGAGCTCTATGCCATCAGCTACGACAAGATGGCCCGCGTGAAGGAAAGCCACGGCAATGCCCTGAACGATGCGAAGTTCACCAAGGCTGCCCATGCGTTGTGTGCCCAGAAGAATACGGCCAAGACCCCCGTGCTGACCACTACCGGTGAGCGTGACGCGGAGACCGGCCGCCTGCGCCTGACCCCCAATGACCTCGTTGGGATGAAGCGAGCGCTGGACAAACTGAAGGTGCCTTCGGATAATCGTCGCCTCGTACTGTGTCCTGACCATGTGAATGATCTGCTGCTTGTCAGCCAGAACTTCCGAGAGCAGTATAACATAGACCGCAACACCGGCAAGGTTGGTAAGTTGTATGGCTTCGACATCTACGAGTATGCGAATACCCCGCTCTACACGACGGCCGGAGTGAAGAAAGATGTGGGTGCGACGGCAGAGGCCGGCGAGTTCCAATGCTCGTTCGCATTCTACACTCCACGCGTGTTCAAGGCAACCGGTTCGACCAAGATGTATTACAGCGAGGCTGCCACTGACCCTGAGTATCAGCGCAACAAGATCAACTTCCGCCACTACTTCATCTGCATGCCTAAGAAGGCTGATGCCGGCGTGGTCATGGCGAGTGGCTACAAGGAGACTGCGTGATGAGCAAGCCGATGAAGTATCTTGTAATCCACTGCACCGCCACGCCTGAAGGCCGTGAGGTAAGCTCCAAGGAGATACGCCACTGGCACACTGACCCGGTAAGCAAGGGTGGGCGTGGCTGGAAGCAGGTGGGCTACACGGATATGGTGCACCTCGACGGCAGCGTGGAGCGGCTGGTGAAGAACAATGAGGACGCTCAGGTGGACCCCTGGGAGGTGACCAACGGCGCCGCGGGCTACAACAGCGTGAGCCGGCACATCGTGTATGTGGGCGGCTGCGACAAAGCCATGAAGCCCAAGGATACGCGCACGGCTGCCCAGCGCGAGGCGCTGAAAAAGTATGTGCGTGACTTCCACGAACGTTTCCCCCAGATACGCATCGTGGGACACCATGAGCTGAACCCGGGCAAGGCATGTCCTTCCTTCGATGTGCAGAAGTGGCTGCGCGAGGTAGGAATCAGGCAGTAATGCCATAATATATAAAGGTATGGAACTCAGTGAAATGATCAATCTGGTGCTGGGTGGCGGCCTGGTGGCTACGATAGCGGCCATCATCACATTGAAATCGACCGTGAGGAAAGCGAAAGCCGAAGCAGAGAAAGCGACAGCCGAAGCCGAGACTGTCCGGATTGACAACACTGAGAAAGCCACCCGGATACTGATAGAGAACATCGTAAACCCATTAAAGGAAGAACTCAATGAGACACGAAAGGACCTCAACGCCACCAAGCGCGAGATGGCGCGGCTCAGGAAGGCTATCGACGATGCTAACGGCTGTCGTTACAGCGATGACTGTCCTGTGCTTGGCCGCATGCGCCTCGAGCAGAAAAAGCGCGAGCCGGGAGACGTCCACGAGCCGCGAGGTGAGCCGCCTCGCCGTGGACAGCACGGTGAGCGTCGTAGAAACCTGGCAAACACCCGTGAAGGTGCCGATGTCGGCCGTGAGCCTGACGCTGCCTGCAGACAGTCTCCGACAGCTGCCCCCGGGGGCAGCCTACACGGCGAGGCAGGGGCAGGCGAGCGTGAAGGTGAGGCGCACGCCACCCACGGCGACGGAGCCCGAGCGGCTGGTGATTGAAGCAGGCTGCGACTCTCTGGAACTGGTGGCGGCGAGCTACTCAAAGACCATCATCGCGCTGAAACGTCAGCTTAAAGAAGCGAAGAAGGAGAACAGCGCGTTCAGGGAAACGACAAAGGAACGCTCCTCTAACGGTCTTAGAACCGTCTTTATCGCCTTTATCGTCGGAGTGGCGACCGGCATAGTAATAACAAAATTCAACAAAATCAAGAAACTATGGCAGAACATAAAGTGGTAGACGGCACCGACCTGATACTCTCCGTAGGAGGCAGTGCCCTTGGCTATTCAACAGGCTGCAAGATTTCAACGACCACCGAGACCGGTGAGCGCGTGACCAAGGAAGCCAGTTCTGGGAAGTTCAAGGAGAAGTACGTGAAGAGCTTCTCGGAAAGCATCTCGGCCGACGGCTTCGTCGTTGCAGACGGTTACAACACATACGCTGAGCTGAAAGCGATGCAGTTAGCGGGCAAGCCTGTGGATGCAAGCTACGGCGGCAGAGACAGTGTGGGACCCAGCGGCAGCGGGCAGTATATCATCACCTCGCTCGAGCTCGACGCCCAGGCCGGCGACGATGCTAAGTATTCCATCCAGCTGGAGAACACCGGCAAGATCAGCGGTGCGCCCGATTCGGGAACTGTCGGCGGATAATCAAAAATGGCAATCATGGAGAATAAGAAACGCTACAAGATTATTATAGCCGGAAAGGAATATCCCTGTGACTTCGTGATGGGTGCCTTCCTGCGCTTCAAGCGTGAGACAGGAAAGGACGTGAGCCAGATGAAGCCGGACGACCTCGAAGACCTGCTGATGCTGATGTGGTGCTGCGTGAAATGCACCACCCAGGCAGAAGGCGACGAGTTCCCCCTTGACTTCGAGACCTTCTGCAACAGCATCACCCCGGAGGTGTTGAACGGCTGGAACGAGCGGCTCAGTGCCACGGCTGAAAAAAAAAGCATGAAGAAAGTGTAGGCGACGGCGACATAGACCGTCTGCTCGGAATAGCGCTGGGGTGCATGGGCATGGGTATGGACGACTTCTGCCGATGCACCCCTTCGGAGTTCAGGGCGGCATGGGACGCATGGAACGAGATGCGCCAGGGCCATGAGCGTGAGGCGTGGGAACAGGTGCGCATGCAATGCCTGTGCACGTTGCAGCCTTGGTCGAAAGAGCGGCTGTCGGCAAGAGACATCATGGAATTCCCATGGGACGACGCTAAAGAAAAGACGCGTGAAAGCGCTCCTGACCGTGAGGAGGTACTGCGAAGGTTCAACGAGGCGAAAAAGAGGCGGGGGCTGAAATGAGGGCTGTCACCTTAACTTCTTTGAATAAAGACTGCGCTTGCTTGCACTTTATTTGGCCTTGATGACGGCATGGCAGAACACCAGTCCGGCGACAACGACGGCAAGGCACACCGCCACCGTGAGCACCGAGGCAACGGGGTGCTGCACAATCAGGTCGTGAATGGGCTGTAAGTTTATGCTTGCCATAACTCTTCTTTTTTGAATCTGCTGCAAATATAACGATAAAAAACGAAACCATGGCGAAAGAAGTCAGTTTTTTAATAAAAATCCACAGCGATGGCGGCGCCAAGAAGGTGACGGCAGATGCCGAGGAGATGGGGCGCGTGATCCGTGAGGTGCAAGACGAGGCCGAAAAGGCCAAGCGTGACGTGCTTACATGGGCAGAGGCTGCGCAGGCTGTCGATATCCTCCAGAACTCCATCAGCGAGTTACAGGCGGCACTGACGGAAATGACCGCCGACTACCAGACCTCTGTCGTGGCCCAGACACAGCTGGCCACCATCATGCGCCAGCGCATGGGGAGTACAGAGGAGGAGATACAGAGCATCAGGGACTTGTGCTCCGCCCAGCAGGAACTGGGTGTTGTGGAGGACGACATCGCGGCGAGCGGCGCCCAGCAGATGGCCACGTTCCTGAAACAGAAGCAGAGCCTCGACGTGCTCATCCCGGCGATGAACAACCTCATAGCCCAACAGGACGGACTGAACGCCACCGTGCAGGGTGCCGTGAGCATCGGCAACATGATGGGCAAGGCCATGCAGGGACAGACGGAGGTGCTCCAGCGCGTGGGCATCACCTTTGACGAAACACAGAAACAGGTGCTGCAGTACGGCACGGAAACGGAGCGTGCGGCGATGCTTGCCGAGGTGATCACTGCCAACGTGGGCAACATGAACGAGGAACTCGGCAAGACCGATGCCGGCAAGCAGAAGCAGCTGGAGAATACGCTGGGCGACATCAAGGAACAGCTGGGGAGTATGGTGCAGGGCGCCATGCCGTTCGTAACCATCGCCGCCCAGACCATGATATGCGTTGCGGGTTGCGTGAAGCTGATTACCTCGCTGAAGGCTCTCAGTGCCGCATTCAGCCTGACTTCCATCAAGGGGCTTGCCCTGGCAACTCATGAAAGGGTTGTGGCCTCCGCGCAGAACCTTCTGGCGGCAAGCGGTTATACCGGGGCGGCAGGCACGGCGGCCCTGACAGTAGCCGTGACAGCTCTTTACGCTGCCCTGACGATGGGCATTTCGCTTGTGATAACCGGACTGATAGCCTTGTTCAGTTCCATGGGCGACGAAGCGGAAGACACGGCGCAGGAGGTGGACATGCTCAAGGAAAGCACCGATGCCTTCAGCAGTGCCTCGGCAAATGCCAAGGCGGAGATAGACATGGAGGTGAGCAGCCTTGCGTCGCTCATCAACGGGCACAAGAGCACGGCGAAGAAGGTGGACGAACTCAACAGAAAGTACGGCGAGAGCTTCGGCTATCACCGCACGGCAGCCGAGTGGTACGACACGCTCATCGCCATGAGCAAGGTGTATTGTGCGCAGATGGGCTATGAGGCACAGGCCAAGGTGCTTGCCTCGCAGATAGCCGCCAAGCAACTGGAGAAGGAAAGCAAGCAAAGCGAGCGGTTCCAGCTCGGACAACAGTACTGGGACGGCAACGGCAAGACGCACTACAACTGGGAGAACGCCGCCGGGGGCAAGGACTACTACGACCAGTTGGGTGGCGAGGTGAACAGGCTGACAAATGATATAACGGTTCTGCAGCGGCAGTATGACTCCTGCATCAGCCACATGATCGAGGCGCAGAAGAAGTTGGACAAATCGAGGAACTCGGTACGCGTCACCGGCAGCAACATCCGCGAGCTCACCACGGACGAGGTCAAGCAGGAGCTGGAGCAGAAACAGAAAGACCTTGACAGGCTGAAAGGAAACGACACGGCGGAGCGCCAGCGGCTGAACCGCGAGATAGGCAGGCTGCAGAAAGAACTGAACAGGCGCGATGGCGTGAACAAGCAGGAACAGGGAATTGGGCAGGGCACGAAAAAAACACCAAAGGCAAGCACCGGCAAAAAGGATGTCCCGGAAAAGCCCATAGACAATCCCAGAACCCTTGAAGACATCGGCAAGAACATCAGCTACTACGAGAACCAGCTGAAGAAGACCGACAAGGCCGACAAAGACAAGATTGCGAGCCTCACCGCCCTCATAGGCAAGTACAAGGACTTGCAGAAGGCCATTCAGGAAGAGGTGGACGCTGCCAGCCGCCCCACGTCGCTCGACACCTTGGAAGACATCGATGCGGAACTGCTGTACCAGCAACAGCTGCGCAAACAGGCCTCCAAAGAAAACCTCGGCAATATTGATGCGGAAATCAAGCGTCTGAACGACCTTAAAACAGCATTTGAAGACAGTTCGCATGTCGCCCTGAAGACTGACGAAATAAAGACCTATGAGCAGCTTGACAGCGAGACAGCCTTCTACGAGAAACAGCTTAAGAAGGCCACGGCGACAGAACGGGTGGAGATACAGAAGCAGATTCTTGCCCTGCAGAAGCTGCGTGGCGAGTGGAATGAAACCTTAGCATCCATCAGTAAGCCGGGCAGCATCGGCTCGCTGAACTCCATAGAAGCACTCGAAAAGGCCATCAGCTATTACGGCGACCTTCAGCGCAAGGCAAACGGCGATGAGGTGGAGAACATCCAGCGCACCATCAATGCCCTCCAGGCCAAGCGCGCCGCCCTGGCACGGATGACGGAGCTGCCGTCCATGCAGCAGGAGGCTGCCGAACTGGGAGCCATGGGCGGGAGGAAGCTGCGCATGGAGCTGGAACTGGTTGGCATGGAGGGCATCCGCGAGAAGATACGCTCGCTGCAGAAGATGCTGGATGATACAGAGAATCCGCTTGGTGACAACCAACGGGAGGAGGTACAGGGGCTCATCGGCACGTGGACGCGATATGAAAAGGTGCTGCGCAAAAGCGAAGCCAGCCTTGTTGACGCATGGGGTGGCATGAAAGGCATCGGCAGCGGTGTGGAGAGCCTGACAGACGCTCTCGAGGGCAACGGCAATGCCTGGCAGACGGTAACGGGCGTGGTGGATGGCTTCATACAGATTTACGACGGCGTGAATGCCATCATCGCAATCATCAACGCGCTGACAGGAGCCACGCAGTCAAACACGGCGGCCACCATGGCGCAAGCAACGGCCAAGACAGCGGAGGCAACGACGGACACGGCGGTAACAGGCGTGGAGGTGGCCAACAGTGCGGCAAGGGCTGCCGCATCGGGCATCGAGACCACGGCAGACGTGGCCGGTGCAGCCGCCAAGACGATGAAAGCCCATGCAAGCATACCGTGGGTGGGCATAGCCATCGGCGCAGGCATGGTGGCGACACTCGTCGGCATCATGACATCTCTGCCGAAATTCGCCGACGGCGGCATCGCCTACGGTCCGACGCTGGGCATCTTCGGCGAATATGCCGGTGCGAGCCATAATCCGGAGGTGGTGGCACCGCTGAATAAATTGAAATCGCTCATCGGTGGCAATGGCACATCGGGCGGTATTTTCGAGCTGAGGGTAAGGGGCAGGGAACTGGCAGCCGTGCTTGCCAACGAGACCCGTATCAACAGACGTAACTCAAACATCAGATAATGCAAGGATATTTCTACAACCAGCAGAACCGGCGCATCGACGTTGCCATCGGTGCAGGCACTGGAGAGATTGGGACCGAAGGCTTGTACTTCACCGATGACCCCGTGGAAATAACGAGCCAGGTGAACGACACCTTCGACGTGCGGCTCTGTTCGCAGGCCAGCATTCGACTGCTGTCAAAGACCTTTCTCGACACTCTATTCTCGGCTGACTTCCGCGAGATTCCGGTCACCATAAGCCGCGACGGGGAGACGCTGTTCTCGGGCTTTATAGAGCCCCAGGCCTACTCGCAGCCCTACAACGACGAGCTCGACGAGATAGAGCTGAGCTGCATCGACAAACTGATATCGCTCGAATACCTAAAGTATGGGAATATCGGCAAGGCTTCTGTGAGCTATGCCGGCGTGAAGGGTGCCGCAAGGCAGCGCACATTCAGGGAGGTCATCACCGACATACTCGGCCCCTTGGGCGGTGAGGTGCTCTTCGCCGACAGCGTGGCGCTGGAGGACGGCACGTCCGTATGGGACGGACTGAGTATTTCGGAACTGCTCTTTCTCGGTGACACCGAAGGCGATGTGTGGACCCAGGCCGAGGTGCTCGACGAGATGCTGCGCTTTCTCAACCTCCACATCGTGCAGGAGGGCGATGCGTTCCGCATCTTCTCATGGGACAGCATGCCGGCAGGCGGCACGGTGGGTATAGACACCGGGAATGTCTATGACTGCGGCACGACGATCTCCGTGGGCGAGGTGTACTCACGCATGAAGCTGACCTGCGACGTGAAGAACATAGAGACAGTGGTGGACAATCCCGTCGATGAGGACTTGCTGACCAAGCACTATGACATGTACCAGAAGTACATGACGGAATATAGCGCCGACGGCGAAGGTACCAGTGCCATCGACGCCTTCGATGCAATGACCCACGGACGCAAGACCGACTACGGCGCGGGTTCCATCACCGACTGGTATGTGCAGGTGCTGCGCAATCCCTCATGGAGCTTCCCGGTGGATGGCGGCAGCGACATACTCTCATACCTTACCGCGGACGGCAAGACGCACCAGGAACGCGTGCCCGACTGGCTCGCATCACATGCCGGAGCGGCACTGCTGGCATTCGGCAAGGCCAGGCAGAACACGGCAGGCAAGGACAATGCACCCATCAACAAGATAGACCTGACAAACTACCTGTGCATCTCGGTGGGCGGCGACGGCAGCAGCGACGTGGCAAGCTATCATCCGAACGAGAGCGACCTGAAGGCCCGCATACCCTACGCTGAATACAAAGGGTCGTCAGCCGGAGGCAACTTTTCGCCGAATGATGACAAGACCACCAACTATATCGTGGTCAGCGGCTCGGTGGTGCTCAATCCGCTGATGGCCATGACCGACACCTACCCGAACATCCGCGACTACAGCTGTGCCAGCCCCTATCCGCTGGCGCCGGGCGGCGGCATACGCCAATGGTGGCACCGCACCGTGCCCTCGCGCAACAATGAGGACGGGCGCTACTACACGCGCCGGTACTACAAGGCGGAGACTCCGCAGGCCGCCGTCGAGGACAATGCCGTGGCAGGGTTCGTGCCCTTCACGGACGACGGTCCCCGGGAGCTGGAGTTCAAATACTCGGCCATAGGTGAGAGTGAGGACCACATATCCAAGGTCGCCGTGCTGCAGTGCATGCTGGTTATCGGTGACATGTGCGTGGTGGAGACCGGGACGCAAGGCCGGCCGTCCGACTACTCCTGGCAGAAGTTCAAGCACCGCGAAGAATGCCGCGACGATGACGAATACTACCAGCAGAGCTTTACGGTAGGCTTTGACCCCAAGCTGGGTGACTTCCTAATAGGCACGGAATATGACCTGCAGAACAACATCGACTACACGATGAACGTGGATGCCAAGGGCACGGCCATTCCCATACACAAGGCCGACGGCGTGAGCGGCGACGTGAAGTTCACCATCCTCGGCCCGGTGAACACCGTCTGGGGCGAAGTGACACGCCGGCACCCGACGTTCTTCCGCCACACCAAGTGGACGGAGACCGACCGTCCGCTGCTCGCACGCGTGAGCAGCATCATGCTGGGGGACTTCAAGATCGGGGTCTACTCCGACAACGGGCTGACCAACAACCGCAAGGACTGCGACATCGTATATCTCAGCGACACCGACGAGCGGACGGTCAACGACAAAGAGATCACATTCCGCATCAGCTCTGCCCTGACCACCGATGAGTGCTCACAGCTCGGCGTGACCGACACGCCCAGCCTGTCCACCCCCGTAGAGCTCAGAACGAAGAACGGAGTACAACGTATCTCTGCCAATGGAATACTGGCCAAGGCCGAGCAGCACTACGTCTCAGCATATTACAACGATTACCACACACCGCATGTACTGATGGAGCAGAACATGCAGGACACGGGCAGTCTTGTGTCGCTGTGGAACACATACTCACACCCGGCCATGCCGGGTAAGAGGTTCCGGGTGCTGGGCATAGACCGGAACCTCGAGGAAGGCAGTGCCATGTTGCATCTCAAAGAGATATAAAAACGATGGGAAACATCAGCTACAAGCTCAGGAACCTGCTGGGCGACAGCCAGGGCCAAGGCATGCGCATGACCGTGAGACTGACCGGCAGCAGCCTCGCGCCGCTCAGGCACAACGAACTGCCCTGCCTGCTCCACACCATGGCACGCAGCCGGCATGCGGTGCCACCGACGCATCAGGGCTTTGACTACATCCTCCCCTTTGCACTTGCCGAGGGCGAGGGCCTCAGCTACACGCTGCCCTTTGCGCTGGCAGAACATACGGGCTTGCCGGTGCAACTGGGCATGGTGCTGGCCTGACTTAGAAGAACTTTAAACCCACATAAAGATGAAAGTAAATATCAGAGAGAAGAATACCGGCGACCTGCTGACCGCCACTGAGGTGAACCTGATGGTGAGCGGCATCAATGACAATGCCGAGACCGTGGAAACTTTCGACAGCCGCATAGCCACGGCTGCCCAGACTGCCTCCGTTGCACAGGCCACCGCCCGCGCCGCACAGCAGAAAGCCGATGAGACGGCGGGGAAACTCGACAAGGCCGTGAGTGACGCAGAGGCAGCCGCAGCCGGACAGGTGACAACAGCCATAGCAGGCATCAGGCAGGACGTGACCGAGGCCAAGGTCGCCGCGGCACAGGCCGCTGCCAACACCGTTGCAGCACAGAGTGCCGCAGACGCCGCCGAGGCCGAGGCCGCCAATGCCAAGGACACAGCGGGCAAGGCATGGAGCAAGGCTGTTGAGGCAGAGGCCGCAGTGACCGATGCCGTGGGCAAGGCGGAGGCTGCCCAAATTGCGGCAGCAGAGGCCAAGAGCTCAGCCGACAGTGCCCGAGAAGCAGCTGCGGATGCGCGGCAGGCGGCAAGCGATGCGGCGGCGGCAGTGAACATCACAGGCGGCAGCGGCGCACAGAGCGAGGATGGGGAGAAGACCATCCTGACACTCCACAAGGGCGACGGCTCGCAGGTCAGGGTCGAACTGCCGGGAGGTGCTGGAAAGGGCGGCAACACCATCAACGTGACGGAGCTTTGGCCACTCACCGGGGGGTATCACACCCTGCAGACCGCCACTGTAGCCGTGGAAGAAAGGCTGCGTGTAAAGGGTGCGGTCATCACCTACGAGACAGGCCCGGGCGTGTGGGAGACGCTTCAGTTTGTAGGTACGGATGCCTCGGGTTGGACTGTGGAAGCCAACTGGAAGGAGTTCGGGGGTGGCGGCAAGGTGAAGGGTGTGCGTGTTAACGGTGAAACCATTGATCCGGATGTTGCAGGAGTGGTGGACATCACTATGCCTGCGATGCCCACGGTGGACGATACGCTCATCGAGGGCAGCACCAACCCCGTGAGCGGTGGTGCGGTGGCCGCCAAGTTCAAGGAACAGGCAGCCGGCTATGGCGCAGCACTACGGCTTGACGAGAGCGGCGATGGCGTAGACAAACGATACGCCATCTCGCTGCTCGACAGCGATGGCAACGTGCTGAACACGACCGACCAGTTCTCGGGTGGAGGCGGCGGCACGGCAGCTACCACCAAGGTGGTGCTGACGAGGGTCACGCCCAACCTTACGGTGAAGAGCGGCGACGAGGTGAGCCTGGTATATGCCTACGACCACGTGGCCACCGACACGGGCGAAAGCACTGGCAATGCCGCCAGGGCCGTCATCACCCTGATACGCGGCGCATACGCCGTGACCGAGGAACGCACGCTGGCAGCAGGCAGCACGAACACGGTGGACGTTACAAAATGGCTGGGCGTAGGCTCCAACACGGTACGCGTGCGGGTCACCGTGGGCGAGGGAGCGGAGGCTCAGGTGAGCCAGGTGTCGTGGACCGTGACGGTGGTGCAGCTGGTGCTGTCATCGTCATGGAACATCGCCACGGTCATCAACAGGGGCGATGCAGTGAACATCCCCTACGCCCTGACGGGCAGCGGCAGCAAGACGCTGCGATGCTTTGTGGACGGCATTGAGACCGACAGCCGCAGCATCACGGCCAGCACGAGCAACGGCCAGTTCTCCATTGCCACATCGGCCATGGCGCACGGCAGCCACTCGGTGCAGCTGATGGCCGAGCTGGACACTGCCACGGGTGTCATACGCTCTAACAGCATCTATTTCGACATGGCGGTGCGCGAGGGCGGCAATGGCGCGCCCCTTGTTGCCGCACGATTCGACAACGCCGCCGGAATGGTGGTGGGCTCGGGTGAGCGTCCGGTGGTCAGCGTGCGGCAGTATGACAGCTACCGCCTGCAGTATGCCGCATGGGACCCGCAGCGCACGCCGGCAAGCGTTGCCATCTATGAGGACGCACGGCGTGTGGCCCAGACCTCTGTGAGCTTCGCCCGGTCCGAATATACGGGGCGCGCCTTGGCTGAGGGTGAGATGCAGGGGCGCGTGGTGGTGGGCACAACCACCTACAGCTTCGGCATCCGTGTGGGCAAGAGCGACATCAGCCTTGCCGAACCTACCGACGGCATGGGGCTGAAGCTGACCGCCACCGGGCGGAGCAACAATGACACCGACAGGGACGAATGGCGTTACAACGACATTCGGACGACGTTCGAGAACATGAAGTGGGGAGGTGACGGCTGGACGGGCGAGACCCTCCGCCTGACGGGTTCCGACCGTGCCGTCATCGGCTACCACCCCTTTGAGATGGGGCAGAACGCCACTAACGCCATGGCGCTGATGGTGAAGTTCCGCGTGAGCGACGTGACCGATGACCATGCGGAGGTGATACGCTGTGCCGACACAGACGGCACGGGCATAGTCATCACGGCGCAGGAGGCCCGGATGACGAGCCGCGGCGGGTCGGTGGTGACTACTAAGTTTGCCGCAGGCGAGGAATACGTGATAGGCTTCGTGGCGTGGCCGAAGGCCGGGGCTGACGCCACGACAGAGGAGCGGCGCAACGACTCGATGCTCTATCTCTATGTCAACGGCGTGATGAGCGGTGCGGTGCAGCGTGGCGATGGAGACAGCATCTACCAGGCCGTGCCGCAGGACATCGGGATGGGCAGCGATGATTGTACGCTTGAGGTGAGCTGCGTGCGCTGCTATGCCACCTACCTCACCGACGCGCAGATGCTCGATGCCTACATGGTGGACCTGGGCAGCGCAGAGGCACTGGTGGCGAAGTTCGGGGAGAACAACGTGCTGGATGCGGCCACCGGCGACATACGCCCGGAGAGCCTGCCCGATGACCTGCCCTATATGATCATCACCGGACAGCAGGAGAACGGTGTGGCCACGCTGCTGCAGGCCGCGGTGAACAACAACAAGAAAACGAAGTATGATGTCCAGGATATCCTCTTTGTGAACCGTGCCCACCCCGAGAAGAACTTCCGCGTGCAGGGTGGCATGGTACAGCTGCAGGGCACGTCCTCGCTGGCCTATCCCACGAAGAACTACAAGATATTCACCTATGGCACGGACAAAGCCACTGACCCACTGTTCATTGGGTGCTCCGAACAGGGCGTGGGCGGCACACTGCAGGAGGACGGACTGTACTCCTTCCGTGATGCGACGCAGAACGCCAAGGCTGCCGCGCCGGTGAACTGCTGGTGCCTGAAGGCGGACTACGCCGAAAGTTCCAGCTCTCACAACACAGGTATGGCCAATATGGTGCAACGTTCTCTGACTGCTGCCGGAGAATTGACACCAGCGCAAAAGAGCGTGAGCGATAGCTATCCCTACGAGGTGCGCACTACAGTGGACGGCTTCCCTATTATGCTGTTCTACCGCAAGAGCATCAGCGACGCGCCCGTGTTCCTCGGAAAGTACAATTTCAACAATGACAAGTCGACCGAGGCCGTGTTCGGGTTCCGCGACATCCCGGGATACCACGACCAGTCATGGGTGCAAGAGACGTTCGGCGGCAAGAACCCCGTCCAGTGCTGGGAGTTTCTGAACAATGACTACCCGATGGGTATGTTCCAGGATGACGACTTCGAACGCACCGAGAGCGACGGCACGCCATCGTGGCAGAAAGTGTTCGAGGGGCGGTTCCCCGACGGGGGCACAGATGCTGCATCCTACCTCGCACCGCTGGTGAAGTGGGTGAAGTCGTGCAAGGACAACCCTGCGAAATTCAAAACTGAGGTGGGCGACTACTTCGACGTGGCTTACCTCTGCGACTACTACATGCTCACCGAGATGATGGGTGCGGTGGACCAGCGGGTGAAGAACATGATGCTCTCGTTCTTCTACGACCCGAATAAGGACAAGGTGCTTGGCTACTTCATCTTTTACGACAACGACACCATCATGGGTGTGCGCAACGACGGTAGGCTGAAATACGGCTGGGACATCGACGAGAATACCATCGACCCGGAGCTGTCCACGGCGGACAAGACCGTGTATGCCTACGCGGGCCACGACAGCGTGTTGTGGCAACTGGTGCGCGATGCGCTGGCCGGGGAACTTCAGGCTGCATACGTGCGACTGCGTCGTGTGCTGACCAATGAGTTCATTCTGAATATCTTCGACAAGGAGCAGAGTGCCAAGTTCTGTGAGCGTATCTACAACAAGGATGCCGTGCTGAAATATGTGGTGCCCAAGACCGAGGGCGTGGACGTGCTCAAGGACGGGCAGGTGACGAAGCTTACCTACTCTTACCTGGAGGCCATGCAGGGCAGCCGCACGGCACACCGCCACTGGTGGCTCAGGAACCGCCTGTCGATGCTCGACGCCAAGTTTGCCACGGGGCAGTATCCAAGCACCGACCTTACGTTCAAGGGCAACTCCGCGGCCGGGGCCACCATCAGGGCGTGGGCAGGGCGCGACTTCTACTTCGCCTTCTCACGCGAGGGGCAGATGGTGGCGCACGACAAGGTGCAAGCCAGTCAGGAATGGAGCTACACCTATGGGCAGATGGCCAATGTGGGCACCATATTCCACTTCTATGGTGGTGAGTACGCCCGTAAGATTGACCTCAGCTCATGGGGTGGCTTCACCGACCTGACGCTGCCCGTGCTGCCACGGCTGGAAGAGCTGGTGCTGGGCACAGCGGGCAAGACCTACACGCTGACAGAGCTGTCCATTGGCACGAAGCTGCGCATGCTGCGGACGCTCGATGTGAGAAACTACACCATGCTGACGGGGCTTGACCTCTCGGGCTGCATACGCCTTGAATCTGTGAATGCCGACGGATGCTCCTCACTGAGCACGCTGACTCTGGCACAGGGTGCACCTGTCAGCTCACTCATGCTGCCAGCCGGGTTCCAGACTCTCTCGCTGCGGCAGTTGCCACAGCTGGAGCGTGGCGGCATCGTCTTCGGCGACATCAAGACGCTGACAGGTCTGCGCGTGGAAGGCTGCGCCAGGATCAATGGGCTGGCGATGATGAACGAGATACTCGCTCTACAGGGCAACAGCCTGCGCTATGTGCGTGTGGATGGTGTAGACCTGGAGGGCGACGGCTCTGACCTCCTGTCACTGGAGGCGCAAGGGATAGGAGGCATCGACGCGCAGGGAAACACCGTGGAGGGACGCTGCAAGCTGACAGGCACGTACCGGCTGACCCGCTATATGGATGATGATGTGTACGAGAGGCTGAAGGCGAGGTTTGACGAGCTCGACCTGCGTCAGCCCGACTACACGATGATAGAGTTCGACGACTCGGTGGCCGACGATGCCAACGTGACGAACCTTGACAACGGGACCGGCTACAAGAGCGGAACAGCCTACAAGCCGAGCGGCCACATCGCCGCCATACTGAAACAGCGGCACAGGGTTCTGGCGAAGGTAACCAGGAAGGCCACGACCCGCAATGTGAACATGGCGGGACAGGACGTTGCCGTGCCGAACCTTGACGGCGAGATGACCTACTACCCCCTTGATGACAGCAACAGCTACAGGTACGCCGACGGCACGGAGGCGAAGCTGGACGGCACGGAGGGCGACTGGATGATGTACGAGCCGTTCTTCTGGTCGAAGGGCGTGAACGACTACCTCGGCGGAAAGCATTACAGCTGCTACTGTTCCAATGACCGTGACCACAAGCCGGCAAGTCCTGAGGCAACGGTGGTGAGCCTTGACGACATCAAGGGCACGCAAGGCGGATACCTCACAGGTAAGAAGATAACTGCGGGCAAAGACACACTGCAGAACTCCTACACGACCGACACGGCCTACAGCGTGTGCAAGGTGAGCGTGGAGGGATACAAGCGCGTCCGCTTTCCCAGTGTCCCCGGCACGAACCTCATCGGCTCGGTGTTCGTGGACGCAGAGGGCAAGGTGGTCAGCTCGGTCGTGGTTCCGACCATCGGCAACAAGTTCGAGGCGGGTATGTACCTCATCGCCGACGTGCCGGAAACGGCAGTGACCCTGCACTTCACCGTGCTGAACACGGCGGAGTTCGACTGCGTGGTGCTGAGCAATAGCACTCGGATTGAGGACATGGAGCCGGAATGGGTGGCCAGCGACGAGCACCTGTGCGCCGTGGTGGGGTCGTCGGTCATCGGCTCGAAGCTGCGGGCGGCCATCACCGGTGGCAGCACGACTGCGAGCATGACATGGACAGACTTCCACTACTACTCAGTACAGCGTGGCATGCAGCAGATAGACGCACTGATGCACTCGCGCATCGCAAACCTGTTCTTCGCCCGTTACGGCCGGCGTGACGCACAGGAACAGTGCGGTGCCGGACAACACTCAAATATGCGACTAACGGGAGGTACGGCTTCAAGAGGAATGACCGATACCGTGGGCTATGTAGAGGCAAGCGGTGTGAACAGCGGCATTACCAACAGTATCGTGGAGCTTTCCACTCATCAATATGCCTGGTACCGTAGTGAGGATGAATATGGTGGCGCGGCAGTCACACAGGTGAATAACGTCTGCTGCCTCGGCTACGAGGATATTTACGGTCACAAATGGGACATGATGGACGGCGTGGACGTTCCGAACGATAGCGCGAATTCTGCGAAATGGCGTATCTGGATGCCTGATGGAACTGTACGATGGGTTAAGGGAACTACGAGCAATGACTACTGGATAACGGCGGTTGCACACGGCAAGTATATGGACGTAATACCGGTGGGCAATGTGATGGGGTCTTCCTCGACCTTCTACGGTGACAAATACTGGTTCAGCGGTTCCCTCTCCCGTGTGGTCTATCGCGGCTGCAGCAGCGCGTATGCGGCTGGCGGTGTATCGAACTCGAATGCGGGTAACGATGCTTCGCACTCGAGCACGAATGTCGGTTCGCGTCTGGCCTTCCGCGGCAGAATCGTGAGGGCGCAGAGCGTGGTTGCGTATAAGGCGGTCGGCGAAGTGGCGTAAAAGCGAAAGCGGGAGCGCAGCGACAAAGCGTGATGTCCGAGGCACGAGGACATCGAGATACGGGCGTAAGCCCGTCGATGACGGTGGAAATTTTTACGCAGGCTCGCTGAAATTGAGTACCTTTGCACTTGATTTTATGGCGGAGTTCCCTATATCCCGTGTGGTCTATCGCGGCTACAACAACGCGAATGCGGCTGGCGGTGTATCGAACTCGAATGCGAATAACGATGCTTCGAACTCGAACACGAATGTCGGTTCGCGTCTGGCAAACTATCAATCGGTTCTACGGCAATGAGGGACGTGTCCCCGATACCGCACCGAGGGGAACAAGCCACGGCAAAAGCACCTGCAACGGTGGAAAGCCGAAACATCAAGTGTCGGGTAGAGTTTGGTAGGCTTACCACAAGCTCGAAGAACTCAGGCCCGGAGAAAGGAAGGCTCCCGCCTTCAAGTAATAAACAAGTAAAACAAAAAGATGCGCAGGGAAGGTTACATCATTGAGGAGATAGTCGAATACTCCAGCATGTCGGATTCTTTCGACCAGGTACTCCGTGGCACAAAGCGGAAAGAGAGCAAGCAGGGACGCTGGCTGCTGGCACACCGCGAAGATGTTATCCGTGAGCTCAGCGACCGTATCAAGGCAGGCACCTATACCGTCAAGGACTACCGCGAGCGTGAGATTATCGAGAATGGAAAGACACGCCGCATCCAGATCCTGACAATGAAGGACCGCATCGCAGTGCATGCCGTCATGGCCGTGGTGGACAGGCACCTGAAGAAGCGTTTTATCCGCACGACCTCGGCAAGCATCAAGGAACGTGGTATGCACGACCTGCTGGCGTACATCCAGCGGGATATGCAGGAGCAGCCGGAAACGACACGCTACTGCTACAAGTTCGACATCAGCAAGTTCTACGAGAGCATCGACCAGGACACGGTCATGGACTGCGTGAGGAGGGTATTCAAGGACAGGAGGCTCATTACCCTGCTCGACGGCTTCATCCGCATGATGCCCAAGGGGCTGAGCATAGGCCTTCGCTCATCGCAGGGGCTGGGCAACCTGTTGCTATCCGTACACCTTGACCATGTGCTGAAGGATGAGTGCGGCGTGCGCCACTTCTACCGCTACTGCGATGACGGCGTGGTGCTGGCCGGTTCCAAGCAGGAACTATGGCAAGTGCGTGAGATCATACACCGTCAGATAGAGAGCATCGGCTTGCAGGTAAAGAGTAATGAGCGCATTTTCCCTGTTACGGAAGGTATAGACTTTCTCGGCTATGTGATACGCCCAGACTATATCCGTCTGCGCAAGCGCATCAAGAAAAAGGCGGCAGCGAAACTTAATGAAGTGAAATCAAGAAAAAGACGGCGTGAAATCATTGCCTCCCTCTATGGGATGGCCAAGCATGCCGACTGTAATAATATGTTTCATCAATTAACAGGCAAAAAAATGAAATCTTTTAAGGATTTGAAAATCGCTTACAAGCCGGAGGACGGCAAGAAGCGTTTCCCCGGTGCTGTGGTGAGCATCAGGGAGTTGGTAAATCTCCCCATCGTGGTCAAAGACTACGAGACGGGAATCTATACGGAACAGGGCGAGGACCGCTGTATCGTCAGTATCGAGCAGAACGGCGAGCCAAAGAAGTTCTTTACAAACAGCGAGGAGATGAAGAACATCCTCGCGCAGATTAGTGAGATGCCGGATGGCTTCCCGTTCGAGACAACCATCCGGACGGAAACCTTCGGCAAAGGTAGGACCAAATATGTTTTTAGCTGATGAGAGTACAAGGAGATGCCGGCGTGAGGTTGCTGGAATGCACCAACCCGGTGAAAGGAAAGTGGCGCGTCCGCTGGGACGTGCGGAAAAATGAGGACGGGACAGCGGACTACATGGAAGAAGAGTTCGACCATCGTCCGACCACAGACGAGGTAAAGAGCCTTGTGATTGCGTGGTACAATGCGAAGGTGGACGAGGCGATTCTTTCCGGCTTCACATACGAGAACATGTCCGTATGGCTGTCGGCAGAGAACCAGTTCAACTACAAGTCGGCATACGACCTCGCCGTGCAGACCGCAGGGGCTACCCTGCCGGTAACATTCAAGTTCGGGACGGACGAGCAGCCTGAGTACCGCCAGTTCACCACGCTCGACGAACTGACCGACTTCTATGTCAAGGCAATGGCCTATATCCAGACTACCCTTGCCGAGGGCTGGAAGACCAAAGACGCCATCGACTGGTCGGCCTACGGAGAGGAGGCCGGCCATGAGTAAGGGCTGTGGTTGCCAGAGTGGCATATTCCGTTGGTTCACGCCACCCTATGCCAGGCTGTTCTACGCGGCGTGCTGCATACACGACGATGACTACGACCGTGGGGGCAGCGAGCGCGACCGCAAGGCTGCCGATATGCGCCTGTTTCTAAACTGCTTTCGGAAGATTGGAAAATGCAGCTTTGCACCGGCAAAGGCCCTGTGGGTAGCCACCATTGCGCTGTGCTACTACTGGAGCGTGCGTCTGCTTGGCGGAAACTATTTCAAGTACAGTGGATAGTTGAGAGAGTCCCTTCGGGGGAGGGATATAAAAAAAGCCCCCGGCCTGTTAATAGTCATCTCACCTACATATTAACCAAAACGCTCAGAGCGCACGACCGGGGGCCAATACCCTCGTTCGCACTCTGAGCTTTTTTGGTTCGTATGTAAGTGAGATGTTGCAAAGATACAAAATTTTGTGATAATGAAGATAATTGAGGTCTTGAAATTTAACAGGGAGCTGATAAAAAGGCTCAAAACAGCGGGAATTCGTCTGGAAGACGAGGAGTTTGTGGACTTATATACAGATTATACCACGCTGCTGGAACACGGCGAAAAAGTGTCGTATACTGTGGCCAGGCTGTCGGATAAGTATGCGGTGAGTGAGCGCAAGGTGTATATGCTTATCAAACGGTTCCAAAGCGACTGCAAGCCGCTTGCAGTGTGATTTTGTGTAAATGTTCTTCTGCCTCATCGAATATGGCGACCTTTGCCGTAGGTGTTTGAGCGTTACAAGAACGTACCTGGCGTGGTGTTCCTCGTCGATCCGCCCTATCTGAGCACGGACAGCAAGACCTACAGAATGTATTGGAAACTGTCCGATTACCTCGATGTGCTGACAGTCCTCTCCGGGCACCGTTTCATCTACTTCACCTCGAACAAGTCCTCTATCGTAGAGTTGTGCGACTGGATGGGCAGACACCCGAATCTCGGCGACCCGTTCAGGAATTGCCACCGCAGGGAGTTCAATGCCCACATGAATTACAACTCGTCCTACACTGACATCATGCTCTATACGGATGTCGCTTGAATGACATTCTAATACCGTTTGAATGATGAACAAATATTATCAGATACTGAACAAGATCCTGGAGCAAGGAAAGATCCAGACCAACAAGAAAGGCAATATCCGTTACTTGCTCAATGAGCAACTTTCATTGTCGCCTGCCGACTTGCTCGATATATTCGAGAGCCACAGCATTGCCAGAAAGAAACTGAGGAATGAACTGCAGCTCTTCATGCAGGGTGAGCGGCAGGTGGAGAAATACCGCGAGGCAGGCATCAACTGGTGGGACTACTGCGGAAGCATACTGGTAAACAGCTACCCGACATACTTTGAAAAGCTTCCCTCGCTGATAGCGAAGATAAACCGTGAGAAACGCAACAGCAAGAACTATGTGCTGTTCCTTGGTGAGACCAATGCAGAGAGTAATCAGGCACCGTGTCTGAGCCTGGTACAATTCCAAATTGAAGGAGGAGAACTGTTGCTGTCGGCTTATCAGCGGAGCAGCGACGCAAACCTCGGACTTCCGGCAGACATCTACCATCTTTACCTAATGACACGGCAGATAGACCTGCCGCTGAAGAACATAACGCTGAACCTCGGAAATGTACACCTGTACGAGAATAATATAGAGCGTACAAAGTTGCTGCTCGATGGTGATGAGAGTGTGAAGTTTGAGTTGAATGTCTGAAATATATAAGAAACGCGAGACGCCTCAGATTTCTCTGGGGCGTCTCGCGTTATGGGGAGGGAACCTGAAAAAAGAACGTTTCGTTTTACGAGATATAACGCTTCGTTTTATTTTTTCGGAACGCTTCGTTTTGCGGATTATAAATATTTAATACGATTCTAGAAAATGAAAAGAAAAATGCAAAGAAAACAGGAAC